ATCAGCTGAAAATCCTCGGCATGGTCGAACTGGCCACGCCGGCGAAACCCCGGGAACCCCCAAAGAATGGGATTTATATATTTGACTCCCTTGGAGACATGGCGGCGTTCCACATTTCCAAGGCATCGTCTTTATCGAGGCCGCCGACTATGCGACCGCACACGCCGCACTCGAATAGCGTGCTGCCGTAGGCACCGTCAGTCTCCGGCTTTGGCGCTTTCGCACCGCAGCGGCATTTCAGTGGCGTCTGTCGAGGCGAGGGAGTCAAGTATATAATTCCCCTTTTTAGGGCCGGGGGAACTGTTCCAGCGATGCCAAGTATTCCTCGACGCTTTTTTCGTAGCGGAAAAACCGGTGGAACAGCCGCCACAAGGTGACCGTATCGCCGGCGTGGCGGTACAGGGTCACCGGACGGTCCTGGCGCCACGACACCCAGGCCTGGATCGGCGACGTGGCGGGGGGAACCATGGTCACCGGGTCGAAGCGGTTCTCGAACCGGAACACCGGGCATTGCTTTTCCAGCCGCTCGGCGAAGGCGCCGTTGCCGGCCCGCGGGCTGCCGAACACATAGACCGCGGCGGCCTTGAAGGTGACGGCCTCGTACTTCGCCAACGGCCCGCCGAGGCTGTGGCCGGTGGTGATCAGGGTCTTGCCCCGTTGGCGCGGCTTTTTCAGGTCACTGGCGATCGCCGGCCTGACCGCCTTGAAGGCGTCATAAAAACCGGCATGGACGCGGCCACCTTCCGTACCAACCGGGCGGAAGTCGGTCTTGACGTAGCGCGCGTCGTTGAAAAAGTCGATGAACTCATTGCTGCCGCAGTTGGCCAGCAACAGCCTCTTGCCGTCGGTGGCCAGGAACGCCTGGGTGCCTTTCTTGTCGTAGCGGTTGACCAGGCGCAGCCCGAGGCCCCGCAAGGCCGGGCCCGGGTCGTCCTCGTAGGCCAGCCCCGAAAGTTTCAGGCACAGCCGCGCCGTGGCGATGTCGAAGGTCATGTCGAAAAACCCCGAAGTGTTGTTTTTCGCCAATAAAGAATCATCGCGCGTCCCGCCGCCCGCACCACGCCTGGAGGTTCTTACGGCTGATCTTGTTGCGATCCAGGAACCGCGCCTCGGCCGGTTACCGGCTCACCAGCCGGTGTTTGTTTTTTAACCATGACCACACCCTCACCCAGCCGGGCCGGGCCGGGCCGGGCCGGGCCGGGGTCGCTGGTGGTGGTGCGGGTATTGGAAACCTCGAAATCAATTATTGCCTGCGGTCGATACCGCACGAGGAACCCGGCCTTCACAAATTCCGGTCCACCGCCGCGCTGGCGCCAGGCTTGCAGGCAGCATATGGTACAGTTGAGATGTTGGGCCACCTCGGCCTCGGTCAACAACCGATCCGAAGCGGGTAGGGAAGGCTGGGACGCTGGGGGTACGGGCGGCGCTTTTAAACTTGTTTTTGCCATCAGTTGGCACTCCTTATTAGACCTATTGCAAAAGTACGGTGAATCTTTGTTAACCCGCGTGTGATTCAAAGAAGGAAGAGCAAAGGAGGCTCTTCCAATGGCGAAGTTTAACAGCGCGTGGCTTATTTCCAAACGGCAATTTCGCTCCCTGACGGGTATTGAGGCGGATACGTTCCGCAAGTTGGTTGATCGCCTGCGGCCTCATTGGCGAGAGCGGATCGTGGTTCCGAAGAACCGCTCCGGGCGTCCGTGGGGTGTGGGCGGACTTGAGGACCATCTGCTGGTTCTGTTGATCCTGTACCGGTGCGCCATCACGCAGGATTTCATGGCCTGCCTGTACCGAACCGACAAGTCGACCGTCAGCCGGTCCTTGCGGCGGATCGAAGCCCTGGCCGTGCGGTTCTGGGAGTTAAGCGCACGGTCCGCGTCAGTCGCGAGGAAGCCGAGACCCTGATCGCCGAGGACGCCGCCGGCAACGAGTGGCTGGTGCGCCTGCATCCGCCCGGCTTCGTCGCCATCGTCGAGGACATGGACGACGGCGCGACGGACGCCCGCACGGCCGTCATGCTCGACCCTTTCGACGGGTCGCCGGCGGAGCTTGCCAAAATCATGCGCCAGGCCGGCGACTTGCTGGTAGGGCGCGGCTGAAAAATTCTTCTCTGTGTTCTCTGTGATCTCCGTGGTGAAAACCGCTACGGATCCGTCAGTTCGATGTGCGGCAGGTCGTGCAGGGTCTGGTCGCGCCGCGACGCGTCGCCGTCCCAGTCGCCGCCCCAGATCAGCCCGACGCCGAAACGCGCGCCGAGGCCCAGGATCACCCCGGCGACGACCTCGAAGCGCCAGCGCCCGCCGTCCCACACCGACACGCCGGCGATCAGGCCGGGATAGGGGCAGAAGTCGAAGGCCTCGGCCGGGTCCAGGTTGTGCTTGGATTTTCGGCTGACGCCGTCGAGGCGCGACAGGCCGCGGTCGAACAGTTCGCGCTGCCGGGCCAGGGTCCGCGCCGTCTCGGTGATCGAGAAATCATACGGCGTCTCGCGGATCGCCGCCTCGGCGACCTGGACCAACGCCGGATGCAGCGATTGCAGCCGCCCCGACGACGCCTTGCCGAAACTGAACCCGCCGGTCATGGCCATCACCCGCCGCCTTTGATATGCGGCGCAATGGCCTGCCAGATCGCATAGCAGACGCCGGCGACGCCGCCGCCGATGGCGGTCTTGACGGCCGCCTTTTTGGCCGTCGCCCGGAATTCCTTGGACCCGACGCGGATTTCGTGCAAATGACGGAAGTCGGCCCGCTGCGCGGCGCGGCCATCCTTCGCCGAAAGGTCGTGATCGGTGAAGTCGCCGAGCACCTTCCGGGACGCCCGGCAGGCCGCGTCCTCGGCCAGGCGCTCCAATTTCCCGCCGGGCTTTCGCCTTTCCTTGCCGTCCCACTTTTTAGGCTCCATCACGTCCCCCCTTCCTCGGGCGGCGGCGGCGGCGGCGGGCGCCTGCCCTGCCAGTCCTCGCCGGTGGCCATCAGGCACGAAATGCCCGTCGCCTGGGTCAGGATCAACGTCCAGCTTCCCTCGGGCGACACCAAAACCTCGACCACGGCGCCGCCGGCGATCCCCCACTCGCCGGTCGGCGCCTCGCCGTATTTTTCGGCGAGGCGGGCCAGCACGTCGGCGCGCCGGTCGCACACCGGACCATGGGCGGCCGCCGGAAGCGGAAACACGGCCATGAAAAAAGCCGCTCCCGCGACGGCGCACAGCGCCGCGCGACGCCATAAAAAAGCCCGCCTCAAGAGGCGGGCGGGGACGGCGGCCGGGAAAAATATCCGGGTCATGAGATCACTGCGTCATCGGTTTCGGATGGGCGGCCTTGACCGCCGCGACGTGGTCGCGCCAAGTCGTGGTGCCGTTGACCAGGTCCCAGTAGATCATGTCCAACTGGTCCTCGACGGGACCGTAGGCTTTGCTACGGTCGTCCTTGTACTTCTCGTTGGCGAGATAATTTGCATCGTCCGAGGCCCATTGCGCGTGCTCAACGTCCCAAGCATCTTCTTCGGCTTGCGTGAACTCGATATCCTTGACCAGGAGAACCCCGTCCTCGTTTCGGGCCTGATGTCCGGTTACTGGATCGTCAACGGTCAAACCTCCGTGGTAATTCTTTCCAGAGGCTAGGAGTTCCGGGTCTGTCGGCCCGTCAATTGTGCGGATATATTCGGCCATGTTTCACCTATGCGTTCTTCTTGCCGAAGGAATGGGCGGTGAACGCCTGTATGGTTCCAGCGGAGACCATGAAGAAATGAATACCCTGCAAGGCCCCGTCGCCACCGTCCCAATAACCCCACCCATCCACTGATCGATGGGGGCTGAGATTCGCAGAAATGAAGGATATGTGGATGAATTTTCTTTCTGTCGTATCGGCGGGCATTCTGATCCGGATGTAACCGCTGCAACGATCAAGACTATTGATTGTTGCCCCAATGCTGATAGCCCCTGGAAGGGCAGCATTGTCAGTGGCAAACGCCGTCATGCCGCCCTCGCCTGCGATCAGATAGGATTGGTAGCTCGCTGTTTTATAGGAGCCACCGGACTTGATCCGGCAACGAGGTCTGTGGCCGTTGCCCTGCGAGTCCGGCTCCAGTCTCTCCACAAAGATCAACACTTCATCATAGGTGCCGTCGAACAGCGCCGTCGTCTCGATGTTGACCGTAGACCCCGATCCGGTGTGCGTCGCCACGAAAGTCCAGACGCCGCCGCCGCCGCCGGACTGGCCGGCGATGATCTGCCAATTGGCGCCGTCGTATTCGGCCATATAATGGCCGCCGATAACGAAATCGCCGGCGGCCAGATTGTCGCCGCCGGCATTCTTTTTACAGGTCTTGACGCCCTTGCCGTCGACGTTGAGGGTCGCCGAGGCGGTGTTGGTGGCCGTCGCCTCGAAGCCGACCCGCAGCCCCTCGACCAGGGCGATGATCGGCGGCGCCAGGGCCAGGGTCAGGGCGTTGGCGGTGCCGCCGGCCTGGGCGTAGACGGTGCGCCCGGACTGCAGGTCGTCGATGTTCGGGCACGGAAACCCGCCGGCCTTCAGCGCGTCATGGATAACCTGGCGTTTGTTAGTGGTATCGACGGTCACCTCGCCGACGGCGCCGGTGAACGTGTTGTGCTGGGTTTTCGTCCCGCGCCGGTTTTGCCGTTCCGTACTCATGCCTTTTCCCTTAAACGATGGTGCCGTCGTCGATGGTCCGCGACGCGGTTTCGCCGATGCCGCCGTCGCGGACGAAGACGTCCGCCGCGTTGACGATCAGCCCGTAATCGACCCTGGCCGTCGCCCCGACGCTGGCGGCGCCGACGGTGAAGCCGGTCACGGTCGTCCAGGTCTCGGGCACGATGCGGATGCCGATGTTGTTGCGCGAGCGCGCGCCGAAGTCGTAATCGACGCTCAAATCAAGCGCCGGCGTCGTCGCCTTGGTCTTATCGCCGGAAACCTCGAACGTCGGATCGTAATTGGCGTCGGCGGATTTCTTGAACCGTACCTCGATGGCGCCGCCTTTGGTGACGTTGGCGTCGGCCGGGGCGGTCCAGGTGATCACCGCCCGGTGGACCTTGCCGCCCTGTTCGTCGATCACCGTTTCCGTGCTTACCACCAGGCCGGTCGGGTTGGCGACGGTAAACGGGTCGGGCAGGCCCGAGTTGGGGGCCGGGTCGAGGGACGTCTCGTCTCCCAGGTTCCAGTCCCATACGGCGGCAGCCTCTTCGCGGTACAGCAGGTCGATGCCGAGGTCCGGGTTTTCCCGTACCGACATGACGCGGAATTCCTTCGCCGCCCATCCCAGCAGGTCGATGGAAACCGCCTCGACGTCCCAGACGGCGGTCGGGAACTTGCGCGGCTTGGCCCGGAACATCACCGTTACCCCCTGGCGCGCCCGCTCGACGGCGATCTTGAACAGCCGCTGCGCCCGGACCGGGCAGTCGGTGAACGGGAGCGCCAGGTCGCGGAAGATTTCCTCGCCGCCGTCGGCGGCGACGTAGGTGGAATTCTGGTACGGCGGCGCGTCGACGGGGGCGTAGAACTTGTCCGGGTCGACGTAGGTGCCGCGCACCGAATTGAACGTCTCGGCATAGGGCAGGTGCGGCTCCGGCGCCAGCTCGGCATCGCGCAAGTCCGTCTCGTCGGTGGTGCCGCTCGACGCCGCCGCCACGCCACAATAAATCTTGAAGATGCCTTCGTCGTCGACGACGACGCCGGCCGCCGCCGTCATCAGGTCGTCGAGCGCCTCGACCGGGTTGGCGCCCAGGATCACCACGCCGTTGCAGGTGTACCGCAACTGCGACTGGCGGGTAATGGTGTGGGTGTCGGTGCCGGCGCCGGTGATGTCGATGGCGATCCGCGCCCGGGCGTCCTCAAGGGTCGCCGCCAAACGCACTTTGGTCTTGGAATCCCGAATCAGGTAATACGTCGTCGCCGGCGCCAGGCCCGCCGGCAGGGTGCCGGTCGTCGCTACCGTGCAGCCGTCGCCGATGCGCCATGGCGCGTTGGAGGCAAGGGTCAGGATATCGTCCGCCGGGGCGGCGGCGAAGGTGCGGTTTTCCGGCGTCAGCGACACCTGTTCGTCGCACTTGTTGGCGTCGGCGGCGATCTGGGTGAAGTTGAACTCCGAGTCCTTGGCGTTCAGGGTCGCCCGGTGGGCCATGTACATATGGACCAACAGGGTCCAATTGTCGGTCCACGCCATTGGCGACAGTTCGCCGCCGCTGCCGCCCGTGGTCAGCGCCACCGTGGCGCCGTCCTCATCCAGCAGGGTCAGGGTCGTCGCCGTCGGCACCGTCTTGACCTGGTACATCTTCTCGACCGTCGGCACCGCCGCGTCGTGGGCCGGGATCCAGACGTAGTCGCCGACGGAGCGCCCGTGCGCGGCGGTGGTGGCGAACACCGCCGGGTCGGCGGCCGTCGACGACGTGATCGCCACCGCCGCGACCCGCGGGTCGTAACACGGCATGCCGCGCAGGGTCACCTTGGCGTTGGAGAAGCCGTTCGGCCACACGTCCTGGCTTTGCTTGTTGCGGATCGCCGAATAGGTGATGCCGCCGCCCTTGTCGTTTGCGGTCCAGCCCGGAATCTCGTCCACCATGTCGCTGTCGGCGGCCTGGTCGAAGGCGCCGAGATGGACGTTGAACCGGGCATGGTCCTTGAAACGCCCGGTGGTGACGTTGCCGGAACCGTCCTGGTCGCCGATTTCCTCGTCGTTGAGGAACTTCGCCGTCGCCGCGTCGCACGGATGCACGGCGTGCGGGACGGCGGTGTGCAGGAACTCGTTGTCGGTGCCCGTCGACTCGAAGGCGTTCAGCGGCCCGGCGATCTGCGCCTCGCCGAGGACCATGGTTTTTCCCGCCGCCGTGGTGCGCGCCGTCGTCACCCGGTCCTGGGCCTCGACCTTGAAATCCGGGAACGTCGGCACCTTCGGCTTCCCGGCCATCGCCCGGGTGATGAAGCCGAGGGCCAGGTTGGCGCCGGCGACCAGGAACGCCGTCCCGGCGATACCCAGGCCGAAGGCGGTGGCCCCGACGACAGCGGAAAAGGCGCCGGCGATGGCGGCACCGGCGATTGCCGGCGGCATGTCAGACCTGCCACGCCCGCCGGACGGCGGTGATCGGGAACGACAGCCACCCGCCGTCGGCGTTGGCGGTAATCACCCGTTCCCCCGACAGGTCGACGCACGCCAGCACGTCGGCCGGGCCGGTCGCGGTTTCGGCGGTGATCAACACCAGCGATCCCCGGTGCGCCCGCAGCACCGCCACTTCCGGCAGGCCGTGTTCGCCGCAGAGGCGTTCGGCGCCGGCCTCCAGCAGCTTGTTGTCCGCCGTTCCGCTAGGCGCCCAGCGCCTAAGCACGCGGAGCGATCCGATTTCCGTGGTGTAGGTCAAAAGCTGACCCATTAGATTGACGCCGGTGATCGCCTCGACCAGCCCGCACGGGCCGGCGCAGCAGTCGAACTTCCCCCATTGCCATTCGCGCTCCCACTGTTCGAGGACGGCGGCGCGCAAGCGCGGCACCCAGTCCGGAAAACGCGTAATCACGTCGTTTCCCTGTCCGTCCTTCGGACGTCCGCGCCTCTAACCATCACCCCTTCCCCCAGAACACTTCCTTGCCCTTGGCGATTTCCGGCATCCTGGACAGGAACGTGTCGCCGGGGCGGCGGAACTGATGGTCCTCGTCCGACCACCGGGGCGCGTCCAGCGCCGTTTCCCAGCGCGCGTAGCGGTTGACGATGTTGAGCAGGATCGTCGAATCGTCGCCGTCGAGGCGCGGCACCATGGTGTCCATCAGGCCGATGAAGCGCGGGTGCGGGGCGCCTTTGATCTGGTTGTCCTCATTGAGATAAGTCCGCCAGATGCGCCCGGGACGGAGCCGGTAATTCTCGTTCAGCGCCGCCGAAATCAGCGACGACTTGACGCCGGTCAGCCTGAGCGTCACCCGCTTGGCCTTGCCCTCGATGGTTTCCTCGACAGCCGAGATGGACCCCATGTCGCCGACACCGAAAAATTCCTCGTCCACCATGTCGCCGTCGGAGTCCCAAAAGATCGAGAACGGCGCGTCGGTGACGCGGATGATGCCGGAGCCGAAGTCCAGTTCGACCAGGAAACGCGGGCGGATGACTTCGGCCTGCGAGGCGGCGGCGACGCCGGCGGGCAGATTTCTCGGCATGACCAGCTCCTAGCCCGTGTTGTAGGACTCGATGGCGGCGAAGGTGATGTCGTAGATGCCGCCCGGCGTTTCGGGCTGCGGCGCCTGGTTGTCGTCGATCAGGCGCATGACGCAGGTCGGGTTCTGGATGATGACGGCGGCGTTGTCGGCCGGGCTTTCGCGGATCACTGGGCGAAAATTGAGGGTGACGTTGCCGAGGGCGTCGGAATTGGCGTCGGCGATCATCTTGTGCAGCGACCGCCCGGTGGTCGGCAGGTCGAAAGCGAACATATCGCCTTTCAGCATGATGCCAGTAACGCTCAGGTCCCAGCCGTCGGTGATCAGCGACTTGCCGGTCTGCGGGCCGCCCTTGACCAGCGGCGCCGACGCGCCGACCGCGCCCCGGGGCGTCATGCGGCGGGGATCGCCGGCATGGAAGCGCCCCGCCGGGCCGTCGCACTCTGCCAGGAACGCCGACCACGCCTCGCCAATGGCCTCGTCTTCCCGGATCGTCGCCTCCAGCACCCAGCGGTTGCCGGACAGCTCCACCGTCTGCGTCGTCTTATTGAGTCTGGACGTGTGCGCGAGCGTGTTGGTGACCGGGCCGAACTTCGCCGCCGTAAATTTAGTCAGCGACGGCATGGTGAGGATGGCCATGGATCAGGCCCGGCTGCGTCGGCCGACGGCGCCGGCGGCGGCGCCGCCCTGCCCGATCAGGTCGAACACGGCGTCGGTGGTTTCGGTGATGATCTGGTCCTTGAACCGTTGCGCCTCGGCGAAGACGCCGGGCGCGGCGCCGCGGAAGTCGAATGACTGGTGAAATTCTATCTTTATCGTCCCGCCGCGCCGCTGTTGCGCCGGTGTTTCCACCGTCACCCGCTCTCCGGGCGTGGCCTGGATATTCACCGGCTGGCTGTCGGTGCCCCCAGAGCCTGGAACGATGAACGAGACGCCATGGGCCGCCCCAATTGTGGCCCCGCCGCCGCCGGTCGGTATCCTGAAAAAGTCCATTGTCGGGGGAGTCGAAATGCCGGCGGCGGCAACACTGCCACCGCCGCCGAAAAGTAAACCAAGGCCGGCGCTTAGAACCGAAGCGAAATTAAACCCTCCGCCGCCACCGCCGCCGAAGCTCAGGCTCCGTTGCGCCAGCGCCAGGCGCAGGGTCTCGCGCAGGATGTCCGACAGAACCCCGAGCGCCAGCGACTTCATATCCGTGTAGCCCCTGGAGATCCTGTCGAGGGTGCTGACCATGACGTTGCCGACGGCCTCCGCCTGCCGCGCCTGTTGCTGCTGGCGGGCCTGCAGGTCGGCCAGGCTGCCTTCCATTTGCCGGGCCTTGAGGGTCGCCCGCTCCCAGGCCTGGCCCGCCGCCGATGTGCGGTCGATGCCGAGACTCAATGCCTCGTTCTCCAGTTGGATGGCCTGGGTGACCCGGGTCACGGCGTCCTCGCCCTGCCGCGTCGCGGCGATCATCCGCTGGGTCTGCGCCGTCTGACGATCGAGGGCGGCGGTCGAGTCTTGGATTCGAAAGAATTTTTCGTTTTCCGACTGGGTGAAATCGGCGTTGGCCTGCGCCGCCGCATTCAGCCCCGCCACCGTTCCCTCGGGAAACATCCGGGCGGAAAGCTTGTCGTCCGGGCCCTTGATCGGCGTTGGCGCCGACGCCGGTGACGGTGGCGGTATCTTGATAACCAGCGCCGGCGGAACCGGCTTCTCCAGAAGCGCCCGCTTCCGTGCCTCCAGTTCCGCCAATTCCTTTTTCAGGCTGTCGAACAAACCCAAGTCAACCGCGAAGCCCCTGAGTCCAGAGCCGATAAATTTGATCCTGTCCTCGATGTCGGCGAGTTTCTCCACGTCGGTCTTGTCGATCAGACCGACGAACCTGGCGAAACTCTCCACCCAACTGGCGATCCTCGGAATGTTGTCGGTGAAGGTCTGGGCCAGGCCGGCGATTTGCGGCGCGAAGCCGACGACGGCGGCGGTGACCTTGGTCTTGATCACCGTGCCGAGGATGGTGAGCGCGTCCACGGCGTCCTCGGCGCCGCGCAGCAGCTTGTCGTCGATGATCAGACCAAGGTCGCGGGCCTTCTTGCGCAGGTCTTCGAAGGCGGCGATGCCGTTCTTGACCCCCACCGTCATGTCGATGCCCACCCGTGCTCCGAACAGGGACGCCGACACGGCCGCTCGTTTCGTTTGATCGTCGTAGCTTGCCAGCGCCCTGAACGCCGCCTGCAATTGGTCCTCGACGGACGTGAGGTTTCGGAGGTTGGCCAGCAGGGCGGGGTCGAGATCCTTCAGCGTGGTCTGGGTTTCGCTCGACGTCCGGCCCAGATCGCCCATGTTGCGAACGAACTTCTTCAGCCCCTTGTCGGTCTTTTCCTGGGCGACGCCGGAAATATCGAGGGCGAAGCGGTATTCCTGCAGGGCGGCGGTGCCGATGCCGATGGCGTCGGCGGCCTTGGCGATGGCGTCGGCGGTGTCCAGGGACCTTTTGACCAGCAGGCCCAGCCCCGCCACGCCGGCCACCAGGGCGATGCCGCCGCGCAGCGACACCATGCCCTTGAGGTTCGAGGCGATGGTCCGGCCGACCCGGCGAAAACCCTTGTCCAGGGTCGCCAGGGTCCGGTTCATCTTGGCGGTGCCGGAACTGAGCGAGCGCCGCGCCTTGCCCATGTCGCCGGCGAAGGCGGCCGAGTTCAGCGACAGATCGGCGAACAGGACGCCTACGGGTTGTGCCATTGATGACCTCCGGATTCCGTGGTTGGTTTCTTTGTTGCGCCAGCCGGTCTAGCGCCGCCGGCCCTTGCCGCGGCCGTGGCGGCGCTTGGCGAGGGCCCGCACGGCCCCCTGTTCAAGATCGCCGCGCACGGCCCGCTCGGAGTCCTCCCGCGCCTCCAGGTTGGCCAGCGCCATCCATTCGGCCAATTCGGCGGACGACATGGCGGCGCCCAGTTGACCGACCGTCATCCCGAGGGTGCGGGCGAGGTCGAAGGCGAAGCGGCGGCCGGGCCGCCCGGTCAGTTTTTTTCCAGGTCCTCGACGTCGGCCAGGGTCAATTTGTTGAGCCGCTTGGCGGCAACGAAGATGCGGTTGAGGGCGGCGGTGCTCTTGGCGCCCAGGATGTCGATGTCTTCGTCGGCGAACAGCCGCTTGCCGTCCCCGTCGGTGATGACACGGACCGCCAGAAGCGTCGCCGCCTTGTCGGACTTGACGCTGCCGTCCGGATTGAACATCTCCTGTTCCCATTGGTCGCGCTCGTTGGCCGACATCATGCGGATGGTGACATCGCCGCCCCATTCGGGCACCGGCACCGTTTCCAGCTTCCGGTCCTCGGCGTCGAGGATGGCGTCGCGGCCGAGAGCGTCCGGGGCCTGGGTTTTGGGCTTTGCCATGGTCCTGCCTCTTTAAGGCGTCGTGTCGCGGAAAAGGCGGACGCCGTCGGCGGAAACAAAAGTCACCGGCGCCATGTTCATTTCGCCGACACCGCCGCCGCCCAAGACCAAGTCGCCCTCGATCATGCCGTTGCCCTGGTATTCCGGGTTGGTGGCCGAGATGGCGTCGGTCTTCGACTTGCGGAACTTCATGGCGACCTGGGCCGCGCCGACGATCGGGAACAGGGTGGCGTCGACCTTGGCCGCGTCATAGTCCTGGAAAAAGGTGACGGCCAGCGACCAGTCGCCGATGCCGCTCGGCAGCCGGCGTTCGCCTTTGTCGCCCATGGAGGTGGCGCGTTTCAGTTCTTCGGAATAGGTCATCTCGACCGTTTCCACGTGGTCGGACAGGTCGACGGCGTTGATCGAGACGAAGGCGTCATTGAGGACTTCTCGGGGCATGGTTCAGTTCCTTGTCTGGGGTTTGGGTTTCGGGGCGCGGACGGGCTTGGCGGTGCCGGCGGCGATCATCCGCTCGGCGCGCAGAGCGTCGACGGTAAGCACGGTCCCCTTGCGGCGGCCGTTGTGGTCTTTCGAGAGTTTGATTTTTTCAAGCATTTCCGGTTCCTACTGGATTCCCAAGACGACGGCGAAGTCGAAGCTGGGCGACGTGCCGCCGATGGTCCAGACGATCCGCCACCAGTCGTCGGTGATGGCGCCGGCGATCGGCGCCGGCCATTCGGACCCGATGGCGGTCTTCTGGGCGAAGGTCATGCGGGTGACCGCCGACAGGAAGCCGGACGCGTCGTCGGATTGCACCGTCACGTCGAGGGTCGGCGTGGTGCCGGAGGCGGCGAACACGTGCAGGGCGCCGTAGAGCTTCTGCGCCGCCGAGACCGCGCCCAGCTGCCGGCCTGAGCCGTTGGCGGTCGCCGTGCGCGTCGCCCGGTGCATCAGGGTGCCCCGGATCAGGGGATCGCCGGCGCTCGATTCGGCGCCGAGGGAGAACGGGAACATCTCGCCGACCGGGCCGCCGAGGCTGTATTCGCCGGCGGCGACGCGGAACAGAAAGGCGCGGTTGCCTTCCGTCTCGCCTTGCGGGACGACGCTGAACGGCACGTCGGCGACGCCGATGTCGTTAAAAATGCCTTTACCGAGGGTCGAATCCCAGTATCCCTTGGCCTCGACGGCGGCATCGGGCAGCCCGGCCAGGCGGCGCTCGCCGCTGTCGCCGAAGGTGGTCGCCCGCTTCAATTCGGCGCCATAGCGAAGTGCGGTTTCGTTCATCGCCCCGGACAGGTCGAATTCGCCCATGTAGAGCTTGGCGTCGGAAATGGTTTCAGCGGACATGGGTTACTCCTCGTAAATTATTCTGGCGTCGAACCTGCGACCGTGGCTTTCGAGGACCGGATCGGAATCATCACTCTCATTTTCCAAAAACGTGTCCTGGACGATGGTGCCGGATGTGGTGCGCCAGCGTTGCAGGGCGAGTCGAAGTTGATCTTTAGCGGCCAGCATGGCGTCATATCCGGCGGTGCCGACTTCGTCGTCCTCGGCCCAAACATTGAACTGGAACATCGCCATGACCACGCCGGCATCGACGCCCATGGCGTGCGGCCGCGGGGCCGAAACTAGGTGATACGTGACGAAAGGATACGTGGGTTCCTGCGGCACTTCTGTCCATGGATAGACCCGGGTCGAAACCAGGACCGAAAGCCCGGCGTGGGTGGTCAGCCGCGTGTAAATCTCGCTTTCGATGGACACTGGCTACCTCCTACGACGCCGGCGCTTGCGCCGGGCCAGGCCGCTCTTGGCGAAGCTGCCGGCCAGCCTGGCCGCCGCCTTTTCGACTCCTTTGCCCAGTTCCTCACCCATGACTTTCAGGGCCTCGGCTTTTTTGGTGTCGAAGGCCGGTCGAATGAATGGCCGGGGTGACATTTTCACGGTTCCAAATTCAATGAGGTGGGCGTGATGGCCCTTGAATTTACCGCCCTTAAACGCCCCTACGCGGCGGGTTAAATTTTGCTTGTTGGGCTGACGGACACCCTTCTGGGTAATGCTTGCTTTCAGGTTTCCGGTCGGCCCGACGGGCGTCCGTTGACGAATTTCTTCCTCGATGACCTTCGCCGCCTTCGTTGTCGCCCGACGCAGGACATTTCGGGCAACACGCTCGGGCAGCCGCTTTAAGAGCTTATCGAGTTCCCTGGCCCCCTCGATGCGGGTATTGACGACGCCGGCCATTTTCAGACGTTGACGGCGGAGGCCTGGATGATCAACCCGTCGCGCCGGCCCAGTTCGTCGATCCTGTGGATGTCGTAGAGTTCGCCGTCGTAGCTGACGCGCATTTTCGTCGTCACGTCGGTGCGGTGGCGGATGACGAAGGCAAGCGTGGCCTTGGCCACCACCTGGACGCCCCGGAACGTCTCGCCGCCGGCGACGTGGCGCTTTTCCGCCCATACCGTCGCCAGGGTCGACCACGCCTGTTTCTCGGCCCCAGTGGCGGAGCGGGTCGGCGTGTCCTTCTGGATGACGATGCGCCTGTCCAGGCGGCCGGCGCGCATTCTCTTTGACCTATCCCAGGTGGTTGCGTTCTGTGAACAGCAGATGATCGGCCGCCGCCACGCCCGGTAGGGACGACACGGACACGCCGACGACGATGGTTTCGCGGTTGGCTAACCAGGTGCCGATGGCCTGCAGCATGCCAAGGCGGACGTTTTCCGGCATGATGCCCAGGTAATGGGTGCCGGTGCCGGTGCCGGTGATATCGATGGCGGCGCCGCCGGACGTGGCCGCCACCTTCAGCGACACCCCGGCGACGACGTCCCGCGCGTAATAATCCATATTCAAGGCCAGACCCGCCGGCGGCGCCTCGCCCTCGGCGCCGGAATGGCTTAGGCGCAGTACATCGGTATCGGCGTAAGGATGGCCGACGGCGGCGAGGATGTCGGTGGCGTCATCGGCGGTGAACGGCGTCAACAGGCCGGTCTTGTAACGGACGGTGACGGCGTTGAACACGGCGCGCGTTCCGGGCCAGGTGTCGCCATGGGCGGGCATGATGCGGCCGGGTTCGGTGTTGAGGTCGACCTGGTACTTGGACGCGGCCAGGGTCTGCGTCGCGCCTGCGGTGTCGATGTAGGTGATGGAAGTGACCGAACGCAGCGGTGGCTTGGGCGGGCGGATGACCGCCGGGAAGGAGTCCAGCACCAGGTCGAGGGTGCGCGTCAGCAGCGCCCGCCAGATGAAGCCCTCGGCGTAGGCCCCGGCGGCGGCGATGAGGCCGGTGATTTCCAAGTCCTCGTCGGGGCCGTCGACCCGGAGGCGGCGTTTGACCTCCCCCAGGTCGAGCGGCAAGCCCGTTGGCGCGTTGACGACGACCTCGGTCATGGTCTAGTCGGCGTCGCCCAGATCGAGACCGCCGGCCTTCATCACGACGTCGAAGGCGGCGTCGAGTTCCTCGACCTTCGGCTGCCAGCCGAGAACCTTGGCGACGGCGTCGAGGCTGGGTTTGCCGCCGGCGTCGAAATTCCCTTTCTTGCGCGGGTCGAGGCCGCGGATGGCGTTTTGGACCACCTGTTCACGGGCCGGACCCTCGGGCGCGCGGACGCCGTCGACTTTCTCGCCGTCGGTGGGCTTGCCCCTGCTGTTTACCGTCACGGCCAGGCCGCGCGACACGAAGTGGTTGACGGAACCGAGGTTCATTTCCTTGACGACCTGGCCCGCCTTGTATTTTTCGGCGTCCCTGGTTCCCTTGCGGTGGTCATCGACCTCATGGTCGACCAGGAACCGGACGGCGGCGGTTTCTTGTTTGTCTGTCATAATCGTTTGCTCCATTTAGAAACGGCGGCGCCTTTCGGCGCCGGCGCTCCCGGTCAGTTTACGGGTTGGGGTCAGGCGACAATTTCGTCGACGCTGCTAAGGTCGTTATCGGACGCCGGGCCGTAGGCTTCCGAGTGACCCATGACGATGGCACCAGCATCCGACGCGAGGACGGCGATGGTCATCGACAGCCGCACATGGGTGAAGCTGTTGGCGATGTCCAGTTCGTTGTCGCGGCAATTGATGATCGCCTGCTTGTCGCTGTCGCCGCCGGCCTGGGTCAGCTGGGTGATGGATTTGCCGGTGATGTCCTTGGCGCCGCTGCCGCCGGCGTCGGTCGCCTGTTCCAGCTTGGCGTCCAGCGTTGCCAAGGCGCCGAGGGTGCCGGCCATGACGATGGCCTGGATTTTCTTGAATGTGGCCATGGAAATCCAGCCCGAGGTGACGGTGGAAACGGCGTAGGCATCGGGATCGATGACGCCGGCAACGGCGGCTTCCTGGGAAGCGAGAAGATTGGGATTCATGATGAAAACTCCAAGATGTGGCCCCGGCGGCATCGCCGCCGGGGCCGGGGTTTAAGTTTGGATAAGGCCGGAGTGGCTTAGGCCCGCGCGTCGAGGGTGACGAAGTGGGACTTGGTGTTGGACCCGTTAGCCGGCGAGACCGCCGCCGACAGGAACGGCTGGCCACCCATGCGGAAGGTCCAGCGGAAGGCCTGGATGCCATAGTCGAAGAACAGGTGGATGGACGACGCGAAGCGGATGCCGCCCGACTTTTGGATGCCGTAGTAGCCGTCCAGGTCGATCAACTGGATGTCACCCTTATCGCCCAAGGTCTTGGCGTGTTCCGACCACATGATCGGATAGCCCAGCATGCGCCCGCCGGGGGCGTCCTGCAGGCCGGCGTTGAAGCCGGTCCACACCGGCTGGTTACCGATAGTCATGGTCATCAGTTGCGGCACGATATCGCGGTTGGCAATCCAGATGGGCCGCCCGCCGCCGACGGTCCACAGGCGCGAGAACATCTTGGCGATGTTGAGGGTCTCAATCGTATCGGCAGCCTGCCCCGATTCCTTGGCCACCGACACCAGGCAGGCGGCGTTGAAGTAGCCCATGGGCTGTCCGGCGCCGTTGCCGTAGACGATGGAATCGGACGCCTTCCAGTTGATGGCCCGTGCGGCGCCGCGGGTCAGCCGATCGGACAGGCGCGGCGCGTCTTCCAGAAGCTCATCGGTGGCCAGAACGTAGGCAGCGAGCTTGTGCAAGTCGACCATTTCACCGTTGGTAACCAGCTTGTCGGCGGTCAGCTGGTTGGCTTCACCTTCCCAGCGGGCCTGGATGCCGGTGGATCCCCACGGCGTCGTCTCGTCGGTGATGATCTTGACCGCATTCTGCGATGTCGGTTCCAAAGTCACCCGGTTGAGGATGTCGTCGCCCGAGAAGATCAGTTCCCAGATCGCCTGGCGCATGGCCGGGGGCACCATATAGCCTTCGGCGGCGCCCTCTTCCTGGTGGTAGTTGGTCGGCGCCGCCTGGAACATGGTGGCTAGGCGTTCGTCGACACGATGATCGCCGGTGCCGGGAGAAGCCTGGCGCACGGCCAGGGCGAAGTCGGCCATGGACCGGAAGCCGCCGGTCAACGCCGGGTCCAATTCCGCCGACGTGATGGAGGCGCCCGAGCGCATTTCGAAGCCGCCGTGATCGACATGACCGGCGGGGACGTTGGCCGGGGTCAACGTCACCCCCGCCGCCAGCAGCGCCGCCGTCGCGGTCAGCAGGCCGGCGCCGTCCGGCATTGAGGACTGAACCTGTGGAATTCCAGCAACCGGGGCAGCCGGGGTTTCGGGTGCCGCGAAGGCGACGGCGCGGATGGCACGGGCTTCCTCGACCCCGATTTCGGCCTGTAAGGTGTCGCAGGTTTCCTTCAAGGCGTCGATCTCATCGTTGAGGGTTTCGATCTTGGTGGCCTCGTCGTCGGAGGGCTTTTCCTCCGCCTCCAGGTCTTCCAGGGCCTTGACATTGGCGCGGCCTTGTTCCTTGGCGTCGACCAGGCGCTGGCGAAGCTCATTGAGCTTGTTCATAGTTCACTCCTAAAAATATGAAAGGCCGGTCATGACATATAACCCCGCCGCCGCCCGGCCGGTACGGCGTGAAAGGGGTGTAATTCGTGGTGGTTAGACAAAGTCGAAATAACGGCCCGCCGTGGCGGCGCGCCGCCCACGTGGACGCCCACGTCCCGCAAGCAGGCGGGAAAGGGTGTTGTCGAAGGTATCGACGCGGTCGGCCATGCCCATGGCGACGGCTTCCTTGGCACCGACCATGCGGCCCTGGCCGAAGCCGGACCTGACATCGGATGCCTTGACGCCACGGGCCTTGGCGATGTCGGAAACCAACATGGCGTAGTGATCGTCGACGCGGTCCTGGATGGCCTCGCGGGCTTCTTCGGTAAGCGGCTCGAAGGGGTTGCCCTCGACCTTGAACCTGCCGGCCGAGATCAGCGTCGTCTTGCGACCGATCATTTCGTCCTGTTTTGAAAATTCCGTGTGGGCGGCAAAGATGCCGATGGACCCGACCTCGCCAGACGGCGTCACCACCAGTTCGTCGGCGGCGGCCGCGATCCAGTAGGCGGCCGAGGCGGCGTAGGCGTTGGCGACGGCGATGATGGGCTTGCCGCCGCGGGCGGCGCGGATTTCGTTGGCCAGTTCGGAGACGCCGTCAACGCTTCCGCCCGGCGCCTGCACGTCGATCAGGATGGCGGAAACGTCGTCGTTATTCATGGCCACGCGGAACAGCTGGGTGAAGCGTTCGACCGATGTGCCCTGTGGCGCGGACACGTCGTTGAAGGCCGACGCCCGGTGGGCGATGATTCCGCGCAGGCCGAGGATGGCGACGGTGCCGCCGCCGGACTTGGCCCGGGCGCTGGCCGGGACGGCGGCGGGCTGGCCGTAATGTTCGGCACGGATGCGGGTTTCGATTTCCTCGGCGGTCAGCCGCCCACCCATGGCGCGGAAGGACAGGATTTCCATGATCGTGGCCAACGTTTCCGGAAGAATGGCCCACGGGGATTCGGCAACGGCGCGGATGACATGGGAATAGGCCAGGGGCGCGGGGACCATAATCTCGGCTTCGATTTCGTCAATCGGTTTTGCCATCGGGTTCTCCTTCGGGTTCGTCGGGGGCCTGGTCTTCGTAGCCGTAGCCGGGGACTGGGCCATCGAAAAGGTCGGCCGGCGGCGCGTGGTCCCTGCCATTGCCCTTTTTGGCGTCACGACCACCCTGACCGGAAGGCTCCGCCGGATCGCCAGCCGGGGCCATGTTGAGGGGCTGCAGGTAGACGTCGCCGTCGGGGCCGATGGGATTCAGGTTTTCCAGCTTACGGATGTCGTTGACGCTCAACCAACCCCAGTTGCGGGCGATGGCGAAGGCCTGGAAGCGGGTCTTGATGTCGCCGCGCAACAAACCCAGCACATTGAACTCGGCGAACAGCCCGGCACCCGACGGCAGCAGGTCGCGGCCGATGCCCTGTTCCCAGCACACCAGATGCGGCAGCAGCGAGTCGGTAACGAAGTCGATGGCCTGCTGTTCGATGTTGCGGAAGGTGGCCTTGTCGAGGATGCCGATCTTGTGCGGCGGCACGTTGAAGATGGAGGCGATTTCGACGGCGGATTCCTTCTTGGTTTGGATAAACTGGGCCTCGTCGTTGGTCTGGACCGACCGCTGGTACTTACCGTTGAACTCAATAATCGCGTCCTTGTGCCGGTTGGCGCCGGTGCGCTGCCTGCGCCAAGCGTCGAGGTAATTCTTACGGGACTCCTTGCCATCAAAGTGGTGGTCGATGCTGATGACGCCGCCGGACTTGGTATCGTTGGCGAAAAACCGGGCCGAGTATTCCTGCACGGCAAGGATGGCCGACACCAGTTGCCGGTTGGTTTCGGCCACCGGACGGCCCAACAGACCGTCCGGGGTGAAGGGCATCGCCTTCAGATGCCAGACCTGGTCTTCCCGAAGCCGACGCATGCGCCCGTTCTCGACCACGTCGAAGGCGATGTCGAAGGCGATGTCGCCGGACGGAAACTTGCGCAGCGTGACATTGGCGGGGTCCAGGCGCACCAGCTGGTCGACAGGGCCGCGGGGGCCGGGGATGATCTCGGCATAGGCGTTACGCCACAGCACCAGGTCCCACGCCATCTGGCCCCGGAATTCATAGGCCGTATGGCGGACGCTGGATTGCTTGCCGAGAATATCGGCAAGGGGGTGGGCATCGACACGGGTTTTGGACCCGTCCGCCTGGCGAAGGAAGACAGCGAAGGGCAGGGACGCCAGCGGGCGGGACAGCACGTTGAGGCAGGAAAAGATGGCCGACGCCTGAAGCATGGTTTCGGCGCTGACAGGCATGCCGGCAGCACCGGGAAGGGCGAGGGGGTTGTACCATAAATCATCGCCGGTATCGCGCCCGGGTTCGGGTTCGGGATGGGCGGCGAAAAGGTGACCAAAAAAGTCCATCAGTTTTCCTTGACCTTGGCGGCACGGACAGCACCGGCGACGGCCAGCGTGAACAGCAGCGCCCCCGGAACGATCAGTGCCAGGGGCGGCCAGGCCATCCAAAACCCACCGGCCATGAGACCGAGGCCGGCGATGCCGACGGTGGTTCTCAGGGTGCCGGGGGCGGCGGCGCTGGATGAGTCGGGTGCCGGAGTCGTCATATGGTCATGATCTCATAATCATCGGGGATGGAAATGCCTTCATCTTCGTCTTCATGGAACATCGCCCGGACCATGGCCATGATCAGGGCGACCATGCCGTCGATGCGCTCGATCGATTTCAACTTGTCCGGCGCGATGTTTTCGTTGGCGTCCATGCGGACCTCGATGTTGTCGGCCATCCAGTTCAGCACCGCGTTGTCGCCATGGGCCATGTTGCGGGCGATGATCAGTTCCTCGGTAAACTTCATCGGCTCCGACATGGTCTTATAGCCCTGGCGTATCGCGACCATTTCAAAGCCTTCGCCGATGAGGTCATTGGCCAGCTGCGTCGCGTTCCACTCATCGAAGCCGATCTCCCGAATGTTGAAGCGCGGGCCCAGGTCTTCGGCGATGGCGGCCAGGATCACCCGGTAGTCGACGACATCGCCCTCGGTGGCGTGGATCAGGCCCGCGCGTTCCCAGACGTCATAGGGTACCCGGTCGCGCTTGGCGCGGAGGAGGATGTTTTCCGCCGGCACCCAGAAAAAGCAAAGCACCTTCCAGCGTTCGCCGTCTTCGACGGGCGGGAAGACGAGGACAAAAGCCGATATGTCGATCTTGCGGCTTAGATCGAGGCCGCCGTAGCACTCGCGGCCTTCGAGGGTTTTCGGGTCGACGGGTTGGCCGCAATCATCCCAGGCGTCTTTCGGCAGCCAGCGGGTGTGGGACTCGGTCCAGATGTTCAGGTGCAGGCGGCGGAAGACGTTTGTGTAGGACGGCTGCACCTTGGCTTTCTCGGCTTCCTTGCGGATATAATCGAGGCCGATGGTGACGCCGAGGGACGGGTTGGCTGCCGCCCAGACGCGAGTATCCATGAAGTTGTCGCCCTTGTCGGCGCCGAACATCACCGGCAGGAAATCGGCGTCGGTGAAAATCCTTTCCCGGACCTTGCCGGCGTAGTCGTCGATGTCGTGGCAGAATGAATGCCGATTGACGCCCGCCGTGGTGGTTAGCCATTCCAGCGGCTGGGGGCGAGCCGCGGTCGAGGTGTGCAGCGTGTCATACAGTTCGCGGTCGGCCATGGCGTGGAGTTCGTCGCCGATGAGGCCCGATGCGTTGAGCCCGTGTTTGGTGCCGGCGGTCGAGGACAGGACTTTGTAGCTCGACGATGTCGCGCCGACGACGATGGATTTCTTGTAGACCATGGACCGCGACCGCAACGCCTCGGACTGGCCGCGCATGCGCTTGGCCTCGTCGTGGGCGATGGCGGCCTGGTCGGTATCGGAGGCGAAGGAATAAACCTCGGCGCCGGTCTCGTCGTCGGCGAAGGTCAGATATAAACCGACGCCGGCGGCCATACTCGTCTTGCCGTTCTTGCGCGGGATGCGGATGTAGACGACGCGGAATCGGCGGGTGCCGTCTGGGCGTTTCCAGCCGAAGGCGAGGCGGACGATGACCTTTTGCCAGTAGAGCAATTCGAACGGTTGGCCGGCCCATATGCTCTTGGTGTGGCGGAGGTAGCGGGCGAAGAACTGGACCGCGCGCTCGGCGGCGAGGGCGTCGAAGTAGTAATCATCCGGCGCGGTTTCGGCGGCCCAATCGACGAGGTCATCAACCGCCTTTTTCGCCAGCGAAGCGGCCAGGGTGATGATGGCTTCGTCTGAAAGGGGCGCCGGTTTAGTGGGTCGTTTTGCCTTGCGGATTGAAGAACTCTTCGTCACTGCCCCACGGTCCTTTCGGCATTTTCTTCGACGGGTCGGTTTGGTTGGGCATGTTCATCGGCAGCACGGGCTGTTCGCCCAGGGACGCGGCGACGCGGGAGCGGGACGCCGGGGTAAGGCCAAACTCGGCGCAGTATTGACGGAATTCCTTGCGCGCCTCGGCCTCGATTCGGACTTCCGGGCGCATGCGGACAACGCCGTCCTTGGTGTAAACGCGGCCATGCCTTTTGACGTCGGCGGCGGCCTGGCGCATTCGGCCATAGGCGTGGCACAGGACTTCCCAGGCCCGGGTGTCGATTTCGGAAAGGATGCCGAGGGTCACCAGTTTCGGGGCGTAATCTTTCCACAGCGCCGTGCCGAATCTGCCGAGGTAGGCCGGCGGGTTGGGGACACCTGAAACTTTCGGCTTCGGCTCCGCTTTATTGGGCGAACGCTTGCCGGGATTGCCGCCAAGATTCTTCTGTTGGGTCGGCTTGTTGCGGCGGCCCGCCATGATCCGGACTCCCTGATGATCGGCTCTTCGATGCCTGGAAAAAAACTTTTCATTTCGCGGCTGAACACGTTGTACTGGCAAACGGTCTAGGCTTGCGGGGCTGTGGAGATTAGACCCCCCCCTACCCCTTGATGCGGCCGAAGCCGCCGTCCTGGGTCGCCGTCTTGCGGTCGTGGCAGGTTTTACAGCCCGCATGATGATTGTCGGGATCCCAGAACAGTTCCTGATCGCCCTTGTGCGGGATGATGTGGTCAACGGTTGTCGACGCCGTCACCCTGCCCTCGGCCTCGCAGTCCATGACGCAAAGCGGGTGTTCCTTCAGGTATTGCTCCCGGTATTTCTGCCACCGATAGCCATATCCCCGCTTCGTCGAGCTGCCCCGCCGCCGGTCCGCCTGCTTCCTGTCGTCGTTCGGGTGCCGGTCGCAATACCGGCCATCGGCCAGGCGACCGCACCCAGGCTTCGAGCACGGCCGCTTGGCCCGGCGGGGCATGGGTCTCTACCTTCCCAATAAAAAACCCGCCCGGCTCAATGCCTAGCGGATGGTTGATGTCTCCGACGCGCACGTCGCGAATCGTCGCCTAATTTACTACCAAAACCGGCGCAACCGGCGCAACCTATTTTTCAAGATGTGGCGTAACCCGCCAAAAGCCTAGACAATATCTCGGTGACCCCGCGCTCGAAAATCCGCCTGAACGTGTCTTTTGACCGTTTCCGCGAATCGATTCGGGCCATCCGTCGACCACCCCAGCCCATCATCCCCATGGCCATGACGACGCCGCGTTCGTCGCCATCGAGGTGCACGAGCAGCCATTCCAGGCATTCGTTGAGTTCCGAGATATCGCGCCGGCAAGGCCGGACGGTTGTCGGCGTCCGCTTGTCGAGGTCGCGCAGTACCGGCGGCACGTACTGACAGCGCATGGCCGCCCCGGCCAGCTGCAGGGTTTCCTTCGGCAGCCCGGTCCGGTTCAGCGTCGTCCCCGCCCGCTTCAACTGCGCCTTGATCAGATGCCGGGCGCGGACCGGGTCGGTTTCGCCGTCGAGGGAATTATCGAGTGCTTGCGCCCCATCGTCCCTTGGCCGCCCGCGCTCGATGACGATGAACCACCCATCGGCCAGCGCGATCACCTGGCCCTGGATAATCCGCGCCCGGCGGTATTCGCCGAACTCGTGCCCCCCGACGGCGGCCTTGCGCCCGGCTTCGGGAACGGCCGTCACGCCGCCGCGTCCTTGGGCTTTTCGGGAAAGTTCCTGTGCTCGATCTCGACCTCGCGGCCGGTGACCTCGGCGATGCCGGCCCGGTATTCCTTGCAGACCACTTCCTCGATGAAGCGCGACGGCGCCGCCAATTTCAGGAGCCCGCCGAAGTCGCTGACCGCCGCCAACGTCGAAATCCATGCCTCGTAATCGGCCTCGCCGAAGCGCTCCCGCAACGCCGCTTCGCAGTCCCGCCAATGCGCGCCAGGGTCCGCGGGCGGCGGCGCGGCCTTTTTGCCGCCGGCGCCGACGGGCGCGGAAGGATTCTTAACAGGATTCTTATAGGATTCCTGGCATACAGTGCCGCTATTTTGGTCGTCATGTGCCGCTATCCTGTCGTCATGTGCCGCTGGGCCACCGGCACTGTATGCCGCTTTCTCCGCGTCCATACCGGCACTGTATGCCGCTTTCTCCGCGTCCATACCGGCACTGTATGCCGCTTTC